TTTACACTTCTTTAATGTTACGAATATACTTTTTTCGCTAATGTTTGTTTCTTTGGCTAATTTACGAATGCTCATACCAGAATCAATGTATAAATTAAATAGTATCTCATCGTAATAATGCCAGGATGCTATCTCGTTTTCTATTCTATTCTCAAACTCTATGTATGAATCGTGCGAAATATCAAAGTTATCATCTAATCTTACAACCTCGAAACGTGATTTTAGTTGCACGTAGTTAAGAAATAAGTTACGCAGTACGAAGTATATGTAGCCTTTATTTAGTGTTCCACGCTTTACAATCTTATCGTATGTGGTATACTTGTTTATCCGTAGGTACATTTCTTGTACGATATCTTCAGTATAGAACTCCTCGCCAAATGAACGAACTACATCTACCCATTCGTTATGATGCTTTGAAACCTCATCTAATAACTTCATTCGTTTTTGTTTGCAATTATAACATTTTTTATTATAGACGTTACATTTTGTTAATAAGTTATACTATATAAGGTATAAAAGCAATAATTTGTTAATAAATTATATCAATTATGGTATAAATTCTTTACATTTTGATTTATAATATTCAGCAAGTTCTTTCAATTCATCCTTTGTAAACTTTCTTGTAACGTATGCACGTTCACGTAGCATAGTAAATTCATCTGCTCCTATCTTGTTTTCTAAGTGTATTCCGTACTCGATTAGGTTACCAGATAAAAACGTATTGCAGTGTTCACATTGTAAGTGTACATTCATCTCATCAAATCGAACGTTTGTATGTGTTCCAGCAGAAAAATAGTGTCCAGCGTTTTCTTTTTTTGGTTTCTTTTGGCAACTGATACATAAATTACCTGCATCTCTTAAACGAATAAACTTGTTAAAATGCGTTTGAGCAATTTTAAAGTAGTCTTGAAGTGTCATTAAATCGTCTTTTAATGCTTTCTTACGCACTTTCTTTATCTTTTCAAGGTTCTTTATTGCTTGACGTGTTTTAGTGCATACAAAGCAAAGTCTGTCCGTAGTTCTAAATGGTGTAAATATCGTTTCACATTCCTTGCACTTCTTTTGAAAATCGTTTTTATATTCCATTTGTCAAATTATTATTTATCTTTTTCAACTGCTCTACTTCTCTTGTCAACTCCATTACTTTTTTGTGTTCTGCGTATAGTAATGTTTGGTATTGTTTGTTTTCGTCTACTAAAATGTTAAAAGTAGTTCGCGCGTCTTGCAGAAAATCAAAGTGCTTCTGCATTGATTCAATTAAATCTGTACGATGTGCATTCTTTTTTTTGATGTCGTCTATCGAAATCTTTAAAGACTGCGTTAACGATTCAAATGTTATGGATGCTTCTATGATTGCTATCTGTTTCATATTTTACTTAACCATTGCTCATAAATATTACTTGCTATTTGTGCGGTCATTACTGGTGGAACTGACATACCAATAAGATATTCAGGTTTTAATTTAAGAAAATTATAATCTTGTGGGTAACTTCCAGCTTTTTTTACTTCGCTATCAAATAAAGTTCTTTCAATTTCATAATCATAAGGCAAACCATTTGCCCTAATTGTTGGTATTGTTTTATTTGGGTGTAGTTTTATTTCGTTGAAATAACTTCCTTTAGGGTGGTTTTCACTAAATGAATTTCCTGGAGTTGTTTTTTTCCAATAAAAACTAATCATTTCACTTAATCCTATTGCGTTTTCATTCCCTTTTAACTCTCTTATTTCAGAATAAACAATTTCTTTCTCATTAAATTCCATTTCAATTTTTGGAATTTCCGTAAACATATCTTGCCAATGTAAAAAAGGTTTTGCTAAGTCTTTTCTTAATGCAATAAAAAATACACGCTCACGTCTTTGGGGAACTCCCATTTTTGAAGCATCAAGCAAAAAGTGTTGACAATAATATCCAGCTTCATCAAATGATTTGTAAATTTCAATTACATAATCTTTAGCATTACCCATTAAAAGACCTTTAACATTTTCAGCAACTACAACTTTAGGTTGCAATTCTTTTGCAAGGTCAATAAAATCAAAAAACAAAGTATCTAAAACTTGTTCAGCTTGTCCCTCTCTAAATTTCTTTTCTTTACCCCAGTCTTTATCTCTATTACCAGCCATTGAAAAAGATGAACAGGGAGGAGAACCGTCAAGAATATCCAATTCATATAATTCTTTAGGTAAATCAGTACGATTTTTAAATGTTTGTATAGGTTCAAGGTACGCATATTTTGGGTTGTGATTAGTTTTGTATGCTTCAATCATTTTTGGGTCTATCTCGTTACAGCCCAACACGTCAAATCCTGCAAGTTTATAGCCCATAGTTGAGCCACCTCCACAAGCAAAGCAACTAAATACTTTACCTTTATCTTTTGTAAAAACTGCATCTTTTAAAGTCCAGTTATAAGGAAATTTATGTTCTTGTTTCATATCTTATTATTTAAAATGGTAAATTATCAAATGAATTATTCGGTGCTATTGCTATCTGCGTATGCGTTTCTTTCAATGGCTTTGCTATGTTTCCATCTTCGTTGAATTTTCCAGTCTTTACGTTATACATCAAACTCGTTACCCCACGAACCCCAATAACTTCTGGTTTTGCTTTGTTAACTTTTATCTCTGTTACTACACTATCAAAATCTCGGTGTACAATTATAATGCTTTTACCATTGTTACCCCATTCAGAACCGCCTTTTAATTCGTGCATATCTGGAATTTGTGCTTTGCCGTTTATCTTAACTGGGCTTTTAGGGTGTATAATTGTATGAAAATGCAATTTACTTGCTTCGCATAAATCATTCCCAAAACTCAACACATCTTCTAAATATTGGTCGTACCTCATTCCGCTTGTTACTTCGTGCCTCATATAATTCCAACTATCAATAACTACTGAGAACAAATTTAACTCTTTTTTGTTATCCGCACCGAATTGCCATAGTTCTTTTGGTGTTATTGCTTTACTTGCTTTGCCTTGTGGCTTGTAAATTATAAACTTATCCAATACTTTAGGCAGTAAGCGTGTTATTTCTAATTCAGTAAGTCGATTTTCAATCTTAACCTTTTCGCCTTGTGCATTGTAATAGAACTCTTTGAACTGCTTACCACTCATTTTGTGCATTATCTTAGCAATTACTTCGGATGTGCTTCCAGCATCTGGCATATGTATTAAGTGTTTATGTCCGTACCATTCAGAAGTATTAACTAAACATTCAAGTAGTAGTTCTGTTTTACCACTTCCAGGATAACCAGTCCAATCTGTTCTGCTCCCTTCCATTATTGAGTAATGCTTTGCTAAGTTTGGAAACCCTAAATAAAAAGTTTTACCGCCACCGCTTTTGTAATGCTCAAATATGGAGTGTTCTATTTCTTGGTATTTAAAAATATTATCCATAAATTGCTATTTCTTTTTTACGATGTTCCATTTTTTCTTTAGCGTATGCCCATAACTCCTCGTCAGTCATATTGCTTTCGTCTTTATAAACAAAATCACTTATTATTGTTTGTTGTTTAGGTTGTTCTATGTACTTATCCCAAAACAAACCTTGCCATCCGTTGCTTATAGAAGTATTGATTACAAACTTACACTTTTCATCAGAATACAAAGCCATTTCATTTTTTAATTTTTCAATAGATGCAGAAGTCAAAGTTTTTTTAATCTGTTTTCTATATGAAATCCACTCGTCTAATAACACTTCTTTTTCATTCTTTTCTTTATTATCATTCTTGTTAGTTGTTATTTGTTTGTTATCAGCTTGTTGCTCATCTGTTGTTTGGTTTGTTACTATCTGATACTTTTTGTAGTTAACTACTTGAATAATAGTACCTTTCGAGCTTGTTTTGATTGTTATTTCGTTTGTTGATTTTAGCTTAGTTAAAGATGTTCTTATTTGTTGAATTGTCAAACCTACTTCTTTGCTTAACAAATCTAAGCCAGTTAAAGTCTGACCAACTTCAATCAATTTTCCTTTATAATTCCTTTCTTTGTGATTAGCTTTTAAAAGTAAATACATAAATAATCTAAACGTATTCTTATCATCAAACCATTCCCACTCTAAAATCTGTCTGTGTAATTTTATCCAACCACTCATAATACCAAAACTTTTAAACTATAATAATTCTTTAAATCGCACCAAAAAATGCTTTTACCAACTACTAAACAACATTTATAAGAAACTGAATCATTGTTAATTGGTCTTGCTCTTTGAAAAGAACTTAATTGTTCTAAATTGATTACCAACTCTAAGTCTGGTACATAGTAAAATTTTGCTTTCATATTTTTATTTTTAAGCATTAAAAAACCCCTATACTCCTTTGTGCTTCAACCTACAAATTTGTATAAGGGCTTATAATAAATTCCTTTAGTTACTATAACGTTGAAGCGTAACTCTGCAAATATACAATATACTATCTACTTTTCATCTTCAAACAATTGAATCTTTTGAACAATTTTATCAATTTCATTAACAATATCAACCCATCTTTGAGCAGTATCTTCTGGTAGTTGTTCGCTTACATTCTCAACTATCTTTTCAACCCACGTGTAAAAGTTCTCGCAACGTTGTTTAAACTCACGTTTGTAAATTACTTCGTGCGATAGTTCATCTAAGGTGTGTAAAATTGACTGCATCTGTAAAGTTAACGCTAAAGTTAAGTCTAAGTCTTTTCGTTGTTTAGTTGTAGTTGTCATATTGTTGTTTAATTACGTGTTTAAACCCATCAATTATATTATCTCTACTA